GCATGTTCACTTGTGTTAGATAAAGAAAATATAAAAGGCACACTTGATGTAATTATTGATGAGAACGGAACAAAGAAAGTATGGGATATAAAGTCAGCATCTCCATACTCGTTTGATCATAAGTTTGGCAATGGATATGATAAGATAAAAGAAGATGATGCGTTTGGATATATAGTACAGGGGCATCTGTATGGTGAAGCAAACAATCTTCCCTTTGGTGGTTGGATTGTTATCAACAAGTCAACAGGAGAGTGGGCAGTTGTAGATGCACCAGAGGATGATGGATCTGAACGAAAGAGAGTTTTGCAACAGGCTGAAGATATTATCAAAGTTGTTAAAAGAGCAGACTTCAAGAAAGCAAAACTTAAAGATGATTGGGAAACATACAAGAAAGATGGTGAGATTGTACGCACAAAGAACAGACTTATGCCAAAGCTTTGTTCATTCTGTGAATACAAGAAACATTGTTGGCAAGATGCAAGGCTTGAAAGTCGTATAACATCGAAAGCAAAATCTCCACCACAGGTTTGGTATACACGATATGTACAGAGGAGCATATAATGCCACTGGTATATACAGATGATTATGATTTAGAATTTATTACAATAAACCCACATGTTGCTTTTTTATATGTTGAGTCACATAAAGAGTTTGGTGGTGGTAGAATGATAGCCGTGTTAAGAGGTCATCTCAAAGGCATCCCTATAACGTTGCGTGAGAACTATACAGATGATGGCTATCTACGAGAAGAAACACAGTCACGAGATAAGAGTTTGTTGTTGAAACAATTTAAAAAGATTAATGATTATTTATGGAGTCAAACTGTTATATGCCTACCGATTTCACCTTTCCAAAGGGAGCTAGAGATTTTAGAAAAACGTTCCCCAGAAGTGGCAAAGACGTTATCAACAAGAATGGAATACATAAGGGAGACATTCTCGTAATGCCTGTATACAGATCACAGTTTGAAAAAATCGTAGCCGTTAAGATGGTGCAAGAGGGAGCTAAGTTTCAATACGAAACAATTAAGTTACCATATGTTCCAAAGGTTAGACACTATACACCAGACTTCTATATACCAGAAACAAACATATATATAGAAGCAAAAGGTCATCTAACACGTGAGGATAGATCCAAGATGTTACTTGTCAAACAACAACACCCGGAATGTGATATTAGGTTTGTGTTTGCAAATGCAAAAAATAAACTATACAAAAGTAGTAAAACAACCTATGGTGATTGGTGCAACAGGCATGGGTTTGATTGGGCAGAAAAAACTGTACCTAGAGAGTGGTTAAAAAATGAGTGATAAAGAAAAAGAAATAGAGAAGTTAACACTGTTGAAAGATAGATACTACATAATACTACATAAAATGGATGATGATACATTTACGCTAACTGCGTATGATACGACCAGTTCATACAAAGAAGGTGAACTTCCTTGTGCTGCTGCAATAGCACAGGAAGGTATATTAGAGATGATGGAAATAGACTTGGGATCAATTTTAAAACTAGGGCTAGTAAGAATAAAAAACAAAGACTATATTCCTGCAGAAGATAATGTAATTAAAGTAGACTTTGGAGCTAAACAATGAAGAAAGATATGGTCAACCAACCACCACATTATAACCAGTGTAAAGTAGAATGTATTGATGCTATTGAATCGGCAACAAATAGTGGATTTGAATTTTATCTACAGGGAGTAATAATTAAATACCTTTGGAGATATAGATACAAAGGTAAACCAACAGAAGATCTACGTAAAGCAGAGTGGTATTTGCAAAAACTAATAGAATTAAAAATGGAAGAAGAACTGAAAGGAAATAATTAAACATGAAAAATTTACCAACACCGTACCAAGACTTTATACACAAATCACGCTATGCTCGTTGGAATGAAGAAGAGAAAAGACGAGAAGATTGGAATGAAACTGTCAGTAGATACGTTGCATATATAGATGATCATCTTAAAAGTAAATTTAAATTTAGTATGGATCACGTTTTAAGAGAAGATTTGTATAATTATATATTGGATCTTAAAGTAATGCCATCTATGCGAGCAATGATGACTGCAGGAGAAGCACTAGACAGAGATAATATCTGTGGATATAATTGTAGTTATATTCCTGTTGATCATCCTAGAGCGTTTGATGAGTGCATGTACATACTGATGTGTGGTACAGGTGTTGGATTTTCAGTAGAACGAGAGAACGTAGATAAACTACCAATCATTGCAGAGAACTTTCATCGCAGTGATACAGTTATTACAGTTGCAGATAGTCGTATGGGATGGGCAAAGTCCTACAAAGAGTTGGTTGCATTACTATACTCTGGGCAGATTCCCACATGGGATGTGTCATCTGTTAGACCTGCAGGAGCAAAACTAAAGGTTATGGGTGGCAGGGCATCAGGACCAGAACCTCTTGTAGAACTATTTGATTTTACAATAAATACTTTTAAAAAAGCTAGTGGCCGCAAACTATATCCAATAGAGTGTCACGATATTATGTGTAAAGTTGGACAGGTTGTTGTGGTTGGTGGTGTTAGACGATCAGCACTAATCAGCCTATCTAACTTAGGTGATGACCAGATGAGACACGCTAAGTCTGGAACATGGTGGGAAACACAAGGTCAACGTGCTTTGGCAAACAACAGTGTATCCTACAAGTTTAAACCAGAGATGGGTACGTTCATGCGTGAATGGGTATCTCTGTATGAATCAAAGTCTGGTGAGCGTGGCATGTTTAATCGTGAAGCATCAGACAAACAAGTTGCACGAAATGGTCGTAGGGATGATACGCTACAGGATCTAAAACAAAAAGTTCGTATGGCTACCATACTAGGAACATTTCAATCAACATTAACTAACTTTAAATATTTGAGGAAGATATGGAAACAAAACACAGAGGAAGAAAGATTATTAGGAGTATCATTAACTGGTATAATGGATCATCCAGTTTTATCAAAAACTATAGACTCTACAAGATGGCTAAAAGAAATGAAAGACCACGCAGTCCTTATAAATCAAGAGTATGCAAAACTACTGGGTATCCCTCAGAGTGCAGCGATAACTTGTGTCAAACCCTCAGGCACTGTGTCGCAGCTGACTAACTCAGCCAGTGGTATACACGCAAGACATAGTGAGTATTACATAAGAACAGTAAGAGCAGATAACAATGATCCTCTTACAAAGCTTATGAAAGATGAAGGAGTAATGAACGAGCCTGATGTGATGAAACCAGATTACACTACGGTCTTTTCATTTCCTACAATGTCTCCAAAAGGTGCTACTGTACGTAAAGATGTATCAGCTATTGAACAGTTAGAACTATGGAAAATATATGCACAACACTGGTGTGAACACAAACCATCTATAACTGTTACAGTGAAAGAAGATGAATGGATGGATGTAGGTGCATGGGTATATGAAAACTTCGATATAATATCAGGCATATCATTCTTACCTTATGATGATCATACATATCAACAAGCACCATATCAAGATTGTACGAAAGCAGAGTATTCATCTGCATTACTGAAAACACCAAAAGAGATTGACTTCAGTAAGTTATCCATATATGAAAAAGAAGATGGTACAACAGGAAGTCGAGAACTGGCATGTACATCTGATGCGTGTGAAGTTGTAGATATTGGGGAAGTTGCATGATAGAATTAGAAGTTTCTGGTGATCAGTTTATCAGAGCAAGAAAGAAAGCTATTGATATGGGTCGCATAGCAAACTCTATTACAAATGGTGGGGGCAACCTTGCTGGGTTTATCGGAGAGATAGTTGTAACGGATTACATAGGTGCAAAAGAACAAAACACATATGATTATGATATAGTTGATAAAGTTGGCAACAAGATCGATGTCAAAACAAAACGTTGCAACTCTGAACCCAAAGTAAACTATGACTGTAGTATTGCAGCGCACGGAACAAAACAGAAATGTGATATGTATGTATTTGTTCGTGTGTTGAATGATTTCTCAAAAGCTTGGATACTGGGAAAGATAATGAAAGATGAATACTTTGAGAAAGCAAAGTATCATAAGAAAGGTGAACTCGATCCTGATAATAAGTTTCGATTTAAAGCTGACTGCTACAACGTAAAGATACATCAGTTGGATACAGTTTATGGCACAGAATAGATTAGCCGAATTATTTTCGTTTAAAGCATATCTTAATCAAGATGGTAAAGTAGATATACGTATGGAATCTGTAGACCCAGAAGAACTTATTAGGGTCATGGAAAGAGGTCTTCCAGAATATGAAGGCACATTTAAACTTGCATCTCTAGTTCGTTACCTAAAAGTAACTGGTGATGAGATGTTAAACAAATCAACAATATATACACATTGAGGTGAATATGGCTGAAGAAGCAAAAGAAGTAAAACCGGGCATGAGTTTTGAAGATATAAAAACTATGATTGTAGGTTCGGAAGAGAAAGTAACACTGTTAAATGTGGTTACATCCCTTATGAATGAAAATTTGCAGTTAAGAAGGGAACTTGACCAGTTAAAAATGGACAAATCTAAACAGTAACGTTCTTAAAACACTGAGAGGGGTAAAGCTATTTCTCTGGTACATATACACTAGAGACTATAGTTCTACCCCTCTCAGCACGTTTATACGCAGACTTTTTTTGTAAAGCCTACTTTTTTTTCTGTTTTTTGCCACCATACTTCATGGGTTGCATCATTGGGTTGTTTCCCATAGTAGTTCTTAAACGATTAGATTTCATCTGATCTTTTTGCCCCATTGTACTACCAAGAGTTGTTCCCATACTCATGCCACCATACATCATTCTTTGTCGTGGTCCGTTGTAATATGTCTTCATCAGTTTGTATCTCCTATTTTTAATATATCTTTTCCAAATTCTATTCCTTTTTGTGGAAGCTCTGTAACTTTATCAGCAAATTCTCCTGCTTGTTTTGTATATGCTGGAACTCCAAAGTAATCATCCATCATTTCTGGATCAGCATATTTAGCCATTGCGTTTGCTAAAACACCTATAACTCTTTGGTTTAATGCATCGTCTATCACACCACCTGATTGTATGACTTCTGCAAAAACTTTTGCTGCTTCTCTATTTGATAAAACTTCTTTCATAAAATTAAAGTTTTGCATCCTCATAGCTTGAAGTGTTGCTTCTGTTCCTACATATCGTAATCCAACAACCTGTCGTCTAATAGCATAAGCTCGGCTAATTAAACTTTCTACAGATAAACCACGTGGTATACCTGTTAAACCAACACGCTTACCCATTTGTTTTCTATTTTCAAATGATAAAGTTTTTGCAATAATTTTTAAGGCATTAAAATGTTCATCCTGTTCATCTATAGGTCGCACTTCTCCAACTTTAACCTTTACACCTTGTTTAGAAAGTCTTTCAACATCTCGTGATGTGTACGTAGTTTGTCTTAGTATTTTTTTAACAAACTGTTCTTTTTGAGGGTTATCAAAAAAATTCATTAATGCACCAAAATCCATATCGTATACAGTGCTTAAATATAAACTTCTTTTGGGCAATTCTTTTCCTTTTTCAAGAACTTTTGAGCCACCTAACTCTGCTGCAAGACTAGCACGTTTTCCCCCAGCAAAAGCCACATCATTTATATGTTCTGCTAAACTCTGTCGCAACACATCGTCAAAAGCTTCTCTAGTCATATTTGAACCAGTATTTTGAACGGCTCTCCACATGTCCTCTACACCTTGATCTCCTAACTCTAAAACCCTTGCTCCAAATTCACTTGTCTTTTGTATATCTGTCGTGCCACCTAAAAGATTATCTTTTACAAATTTTATATCTTCTGAAAGTTGATCTGTATACTCTCTTACAGGTTTTAATTGTGCATTAACCCTACCCCTTACAACTGCTTTTTGTTTTTCAAGAGTTGTTAATTCTTTTTGTGACATGTACTTGTGAAAATTAGTAAAATTAAATCCTCCTCCGGGTTTAAACAAACGATCAATGTCAGCAAGGCTTTGAGATGTTGGACTACTGCTAACTCTAAACGCATCTTCTATTGCATCCAAACCCATCTTTCTTAAATCATCAATGCTTTTAGCTCCCTTATTTACTAATTTATCTTTTGCCCAAAGCAACAATTTTGCATCTATGTATGCTACCATATCTTTTTGATCTTCTGTAAATGAGAATGTTCCATCTTTATTTGCAAATTGAGCAAAAGATCTTCTTAATAAATTATTAAATTCTTTTGCGTTCGTTTGATCAAGTTTTGATATTTCATCAAAATCTAAATAGGCTTTATCGTAGATTTTTTTTGTTGGAAAATCTATGGTCGCTGTTGCATCTTTTGGTACTTTTGCTTTTGGTTTTAACAAGGTGTTAAGTAAAGTTCCCGGTTGGGTTCTTTCAATATAATTAACTTTATAATCTCTTTTTATTTTTTGTATAAAGTTTTTATTCATATTTGAAAGTGGGTCGCCATTAACATCAACAAATTCGTCAAACAAATTATCTGTTTTATTTCTAAACGTTGTATAATCTACAGCTTTTGGATCTAAAGAGTTTGATAAGTTTCTTGCAGTTGTATTAAAAGCGGCAGATAGTTTAAAAACTTCACTAAAGTTAAGCATAATCGGAATATCGATGCCTTCCTTTTCTGTTAAGTATCTATAAAATTGAGCATCTTCTACTTGTGAATTTAAAATGTACCCTTCTTTCTTCATCCGTTTTCTCATAGTTTCTTTAAAGGTATCAATACTCACATTAGTTTCGTCAGCAAAACGTTGCAAAATTGGTTCTATTTGTTTTTTAGCTTTTAATGAAAATACTTTAAAAAGGGCTGTTGTATCTGTAACTGATACATTTGATTTTGCTATCTTTTTTAAAAGAAGATCTTCACTGAACATGTAGTTAGTAAGCTCTTCAAACAATCCTGTTGCATTTACTTCTGCACCACCCAATTCTTTACTTTGGTCAAGTTTCTTAAAAGGTGCAGCATTTTGCATGTACAATGCTCTATCTTGAACAGCGGCTTTTAATTCAAATAACTTATCTAGTTGTAAGTTTTTTGTTTTGTATCCTTCTTTTGCGGCCACAGTTTTAACAGTGCCATCTTCGCTTATGATATTTTGTAAATTTTTTAATTGAGCTTTTTCTTTAATAGTGATTTTATCTATTTCAGCTTGAATAGCATTATTTACTTGAATAGTTCTTTTTTGTACTTCAAGAGCAAGACCTTCAGCAGTCAATGCTTTTCTATCAAGTTGAGTTCCCATCAAATTAAATATAGTATCAATATTTTTAGTTAATTCAGCTTCAGTAATACCATCTACGAATGAACGATTTAAAGCTTCGTTCATTGCTAAATTTTCAGTTTGTTCAAGAGCTTCTGTTAGTGTTTGTACTTTTTCGTTTGATTTTGCAATACCTTCTAATAATTTTTCTCGTTGTTCAACAACTTTTTCAGAAACTCCACCCTCTACATTTCTAGTGTAAGGCACTAAATTGTCAGCTAACGATTGCATTTCTGCTGTTAAGGCAATACGTGCTGTTAACATTTCAGATGCTGCTTTCATTATATTTGGGTCGTTTAAACTTCCTACATGTATTGCATCCCCTAACTGTTCTTCAAATGCTTCTAAAACAGCGAACCCAGACAATTTGGGTATAGTTGTTGCAAAGTATTCCTCAGGAATACCTAGTTTAGTTAACTCTTCCATTGACTGTTGATTAAGAGTAACTAAATCGAGAGCCATCTCCTGTTGATCTCCACCAATCGTATTTATCATTGATGCGTATCTTTCAGCTTCTTGTCGTAAAGCTGGACTTAATTTTTCAGTGTTTGCAGCAACTAACGTTCCTTTTGATGCATAAAAAACTGGCATTAATTCTATAAATCTTTTTGTTTTTCTTTCGGCTAGTCTTATTGCTGAAGTTACAGCACCCTCTGTTAACCAAAAAGGACTTGTAAGAATCCTTGTTACTCGCCCTGCTCCTTCTGCTTTTCCTACAGCAGATAAAACTGGAGTTGCAGCACCAAAACCATATCCCATAAGTTCTCCTGTGCCGGGATTAAATCCAAACTCTTGAAATATACTGCCTATTGTTGCTGCAGTTGCAACAGCTATACCATCAGCAAAATACATACCTTTCATATATTCTGGTATTTTTGCAAAGTGTCTAGCTCTTTGTATATCGTTTGTTAATTCATTTATCTTTCTAAGAGATTCTACACCCTCAGTTCCAGTTTCCCAATCCTCTCCTTTAGTTTTTTTATTTAATGTTCGCCTAGCTGTTAACTTATTTAATAATTCTATTTTATTTTTTATGGCTAATTGTTGATCAGCAGGTAATTTTGCTTGTTCTATTCCTTGAAATCTATCTAATCTTCCTGATATAAGTGCGTTTTTAATACCAAGATAACTATCTTCTTTCACACCTCTGTGTTTTAAATATGCCTGTTGAGCTTCTACAAAGGTTTTGTATGGAGTTTTACCAGTAACAGGATTTTCATTTCTTTTTAAAAATGCTTTAAAGTTTTCCCCCTCTTCTATTGCGGCCTTTCGTAAACCTTTTAGTCCGGGAATCATATTAACTATAGGAACACTTCTATTTACGACTTGTATACCTTGAAAACTTTCCATACCTAGTTGTGTCAACTTGTCCGTAAATGTTGCATCAGCATACATAAGTTCGGATATATCTTCGTAAGACATGTCGAGACTGCCTACTGCAAAAGCATTTTGCATATCTCGTGCAGCGTTCAATATTGTTCTTGCTCTTACAGCGTCTCTACCTTCTCCTGTTTCAATATTATATCCATTGAATGTAACTGGATCATATACTTTTCCCCCCATCAAAGTATCTTTATACCCAATGTTTGAAATAGTATTAAAAAATTGAGCTAACTCACCCCCAAGAACAAGAGCTACATCCCCTAAAAATCTAGCACCAAAAAGAGCAGTATTAGTATCTGTTCTTAGTTTAAAATCCCCAGACTTTACATAAGCTGCGAGTTGTGCAAGATCTCTATCATTGGTTAGTAATCCCCTTTCTTTAGCAAAGTTAACAATAGTTTTAACTTCCCCATCTCCTAAATCTAAAGTAAATCTATTTGCATCCCTATTTGCCAACGGATTTCTCATAATTTGAAATCCAGTAAAAGGAAGAGAAACGGTTGGTCTTGTTTCTACTTGTCTTGTTGTAGGAGTTCCAAATCTATGTATTATAGGCAATTCAGGTAACGTTAAATTTTCTATGCCTGTTATACTTGCTAAACCTTCAGGCAGTTTAAATTTTGTTGCAGGAACTTCATCATACATTAAATCTTCGATCGCACCAGCAAAATCAATTTTTTCTTCAAAGTTTTTTCCTTTATCATCAACTTCTTTAAATATTAAAGATTCACCTTTGTATTGATCTGTAAGTTTAAAACGTTCTTCTAAACTTTTAAACTGTGGCAACAAGTTTCCATCATTATCTGCAAAACTTATTGTGTTGCCATTACGTAATCTTATTTGAGTCCAGCTATTTTCTAAATACTTTTTGTTTTCTTCATTGCTTAAAATATTTGCTATATTTGGAGCTTCAACTGTAGGAAAAAATGGTTCTATTTGAGAACGATCAAACCCAATTATTTCTTTCCCTACCATCTTTGCACCTATTTTACCTTCTGGTGCTGGATCAAATGCTTCTGTATATTTAGGGGTAAGTAGGTTAAACATTTGAGTTGCAAATTTAGATGGCTTTTTATTCTTGTTTAAGCCTTCCATAGCTTGCCCAAGAGTAGGGGATGCATCTAAAGCTTCCGATAAATTCATGGATAAATTACTCACCTACAAATCCTCCATACATACCATCTTTATTAACTATTAATTCTTTACCTTTATTCTCTAATAAAAATTTTATTAATCCCTCTTCCCCCATAGAATCACTCATCTCGTTTAAACCTAACATATTTATAATTTTTTCGTATCCACCCTTTTCTTTAAGTCTTTCTTCTATACCTTCTCTATCAAGTTCAAGCTTATATGTTTTATCTATGTTTTCCCCAGTTGTAGAAGTTTGTTGTGAACCTTTTAACATTTTATTATATTCTGATGTTGGCATCATCTGTCCTACTTTAAGATTTGGGTTTGCTTTAAGAATTGGATCACCTTCAACTAGAACTACAAAAGCACTTGAAGTTTCGGCTTCTGGTTGTGTAGCTTTATCATCTTTACTTCCACCCTCTAAAGTTCCTATCCCAGTTCCTAAACCTAAATCCATGTATTCTCTAAAAGCTCTTTTCGCAGTAGGTTCAAAATCATCTTTTAAATTTTGATAAACCCATGTTGCAGCAATAAACTTTTGAGGATCAGTGCTGTTAAGGTGTCGTAATAATCCACTTGCATTATGTGTTAATTTTAATGCTTGAGCAAATCCTGATAGTGATCCCCCAATAGTTGTAAATCCTCTCTGATTAAACATGTTAAGCATGTTTTCAATATCTTGGTCAGATATTGTTCTACCCCCAGTACCACCCTGAAGAAAAGATGCGTATTGATAAGCAAGCGTATATGTTAAAAATGCTGCTTGAGCGTTAACTTGATCTAGCTTATTAATTTTAACAAGCCGTGCTTTTATTTTATTTCGTGCTATTTCTTCTTGTTTTATAAATTCTTTAACTGATTGCCCATGTTTTCTTGCCGCTTCTGCTACAAGTTCACTATCAGGATTGTTTTCATATATATCTAAAAATCCTTGTTCTTGTTGCCCAAAATAATAATCGTTTCCAATATCTTCTGGTTTTTCTACATTTCTGTAGGCATTGTAAAAGTCTATAGCCGTTTTGTATAAGTTCTTTGCGTTTTCAGGCAATGCAGCAAAAGCACCAGCAATTTTTAAAGATTGCCCTGTCATGCGTGTGGTTTGTCCACCTTCAGCATCATAATCTCTAAATAAATACGCATCTCTTGGATTAGCATCAATCCATGCATTAAACTCTTCTGGACCCATTAAGTTTATTATTGCACCCATTGTTTTTCGTACAGCGGCAGCACCTTCCAATCCAATTTTTGCATCTCCTAAATTTCTATTTGTTATACCTTTAAACAAGCCTGATGATGTTTCTGTAAAATATTCAGTGTTATGTACTTTTGAATTTACAAATGGAGCAAGAGCATCTACCACATCACCTATTTGTATGTAATTTGATTCTATTAAATTTTTAAAATTAAGCATTTCATCTTCTGAAAGATCAATTTTATTTTTAGCGTTTGGATCTATAGTTTCATGCATTGCTTGAAAAAAACTTTTACCGTCAAGGTCTGGTATTCTTCCATATAAATTATACGCTTGCACAAGAAAATTTTCGTGATCTACGGCTGTTGATGTTTTATCTGTGTTTGTAACATCTGGAATATCTTTAAATTGTATAAGAAATCTTGGATTTTTAGCTTTACCTTCTTTAACAAAATCAGTTGCAAAGAGTTTAACTTCTTGCATAACTTTAGCTGCATCAGCATCTTCGTGAACAGTAGCATTAGCCACCGTTTGTCCATTTTCGTTTTCTTCTATAGATATACTTAAATTTTCTTGTGATACCCCAGTATTAAGAGATATTTTTTTTGCAGCTTCAGTTGTCGCTGTTATAAAATCTTGTAAATTTTCTATTGGAGCTATACTATATTTAAGAAACTCTTTTCCTAATGCGTTTGTAGCCATTATGGGTGCAACAGTTGCTAAATTTCCTTTAAATTCTTTACCATTTTCTATGTAATTGTTTGACCTCATCCAAAGACTTTGTGCTGGTATTAGGTGATTAATTATTGTTTTTTTGTGAGCGTCATTTGTTCCTGCAAAAATTTTAGTAATTGTATCCATGTTTTGATTAAAAAACTTCATACCTGCTTCTGCTTCTTTTTCTAATGAAGCTTTTTTATCGCCTGTATAAAATTTAGGAATACCAAAATTATAATTCATAGAAGGGTTTTCACTGTTTTCATATACAAGTTTTTCTGAAAACATATCAGCATTATCAGCAGAGCTTGCTATATCTGCTTTAAGTTTTTCAATATCTGCTTTTAGCTTATATTCAAAAGCTGTGGATTTCATTCTATTTCGTAATTCTAAATCAGCAGCCAATATTGCATCTTTTCTATCTTTTTGGGCTGTTTTCATACCAGTAAAAACAGTAAGAAGATTTAGAGGTGTTATCATTATTCAGTTCCTCCCATTTCTAAAAAGTTTTGTGGGGTAGGTTGATTTTCAGGTGGAGCAGGATTTTCTCCTTGTCTTATACTTGCATTTAAATTTTCTCTCATTTGTGTATACATTTCTGGATTTCTATCCTGCATAATTCTAAACAATTCTTCATCTTCAATTTCATCACTTTTCATTGGATCAGCAAAAACTCTAAACGGAATATCTTCTTCTCCTGCCATATGAATAAGTGCAATAGACACTGCTGGTTTTATAAGTTCTGCAACATCTGGAGTAAACTTACCCTCTGTAAATGCATTAAACAATGTTATATTAACTATTTCTTCTACAGAAACTCCTGCAAACAAAAGCTTTAATAAATTTTGTTTGTTGCCATCTTTAGTAAACTCTGTAATAACAGCGTTAACAGCTTGTTCTGGGTCAACAATCTGTGGTGGATTTTCCCAAGCCCATTTACCTTTGGGTTGAGTCATACCATACCCCGGCACTGCTGATAATGCTTTTATTGGATCTTGTTCATTTGGATCTTGAGATTCAATAAACTGTTTAAATTCTTCTCGTGTTTCTTGTGCTTCTGAAATCATACTCTAACTCTTAATTTAAGTAAATAAACTGTCTCTTTTTAAAGGTATAGCTTGTTTAGTATTAACCTCTATAGTATCTTCTGCAATATTTTTTCCAAAATCATTTAATGTAATAGTTCTATTATCTATAGAGCCTATTGAAATATCTTTTAACAAACGATCAATTCTTGGATCTAGTAAGGCTGCGGCAATTCTTTCATTTGCCATACCGGGAAACTTAGGAGAACTTGCAGAAGTTGACTGTAATTGGTTTGCTCTTGAAGCTGTAACAGAAAACATAGGATCTACTTCTGTTGCTTTATCGAAAGCAGCCATGTCAAATCCACCTCCACCACTTCCACCTGAAAGATTAAAATCAGATAGAAAAGACTTTCCAAAATCGATTGATTTTGTTATTGGGTTGTCAGCACCAAATACTTCTTTAGCCCCACCCCCTACGAGATTAGTTATAACGAAAGCTTTTATTAATTGTCCTAACATATTTTATCCTAATGCCATACCAAGTTGTAGTAATAAATTGTTTTTAAATTTTTCTTTATACAGATTTGAGTTTCCTGCTATTTGCATAGCCGCTAACGCTGAATCATGGGCCCGTTGTTCTCTGTTTTCAGCTACTTGCATCATCCAAGATGCTGTATCTCTATAATGATTCCATAAATTGTTTTGTGCTTGTGTTGTTTGATTCATTAAAGATTGATATTGCATCCTATTTGCAGCATTTTGTTCGGCTGTGTTTGCTGTGTTTATTTGTCTTCGCCACTCTACATTTGACTGATCAATTTGTAACCTAGCATTAGTATTAAATTTTTCTCTGTTTAATCGCATAGTTTCATTAAACTGTCTTGTTGCGTTAACTTGGCTTACGTTAAATTGATCCATGTTTGCTTTTCTTGTAGCATTTGCTTGTTCTATCTGTGTATTTAATTCAGCGTAAAATTGATCAACTTGTATTTGATTTTTTGCATTAAATTGTTCGGCTGCATTTACTGCGGCTTGATCACTTAACATAGCTTGAACTACAGATTGATATTCTAAAACTTTAGCCTGTTGAGAATTTTTTAGATTAGCCATGTCCATCTGTAAAAAGTTTTGTGCGTTTGCAACTTGTGCTTGCATACGTGCATCTAAATTTGCCTTATTTAAATTTGCAAATGTAGCAGCGTTGGCAAGTGCAGTTTGTTGTTTAGCATTAAGATTAGCAAGATTCATCTGTTGCATCATCTTTGAGTTTTCTAACATAACTCTCTGTTCAGCAGTAAATGTAAGATTGTTAGCTTCAGATACTCTGGCCGCATTTATAACGGCTGCCTGTTGCCTATTAGTTAGTTCTTGTCCTAGTATCTTAGCACGTATCTGTGCGTTGAGTGCCGCAGCTTGTTGTTTATTTGTAAGGCTTGCCATTTCAAACGATTGAAAAGCTTTTGCATCAGCCATTGCAACTTGCACACTGCTTTCTAAGGCAGCTTGCATGATAGCTTGTCCAGCAATCGAAGATGCTCCAATACCACGTTGCAACATAATTGCGTTGGCCGCTCT